CTACATACAAACTCTATAGATTTTTCGGAATTATGTGATTGATCTTCAGGAGTATAATATCCTAGTCCATGACAATCAGTACATTTAGTGGATTTCTTTACTTTGATTCTAATACTCATAGTTCCCTTTTTTGATGATGGTAAAAATTACTATGATTAAATTTACCATACAATAACTAAAATAACTTTAGTTATTTAATTTTAGACTCCCGATATGGACAGCACAACCTAGCCGTTATAAAACGACAATACTAGGAGATCAATACCAGGAGCCTAATTCACCAGACTTCACGAATTTTTAGAGAAATTGAATAGGTATTAAAACTTTTTTGAGAAAATTTAAATGAATTCATATCAAATTTACATATTGCGAGATCGTTGTTATTATTACTATCAGGCTGAAAAATAAAAGACCTTCCTTGTGTTTTGTGAACCACTTGAGAATAGAAATTATCACTATCAAGTAAAGTATTACCAGTCCACCAATAATTAGGATCATCATCATCTAACTTTTCCCATTGCTCTGTTATGTCTTCCCAATTTAATTGTATGTGATTCCAAATATCATCAGCAGGATTAGTATCTGAATATGGAGTTCCAGAGGGTGATGTGCTTTCATAGGGGTTTAAAGAAGATAACATTGGGAAAATATCAGAGCCTTGAAGATAATTGAAAGAAAGCGACCAAGTACGTCTACCAATTCTTGAAAGTGCTTGATTCGTTGGAGTTCCTGAATATAATTCCCAAGCAGCACCACCAACTCCATTTTCATCAGTCCACATAGCAGGTTTTGTATATTTGTGATTAACAAGATCAACCCCCCCTTTGGTTCTAATGCGTTTTACCCCCTCCATTTCATGGCTTAAAGTTAATTTCAGTTCAGGTGAGTGTGGGAGGGTGTAGCAAACACCCATAACAACAGAACCTGCATTTGCATTAGCAGTATAAACCCTTGTTCCCAATGTTTTTGTTTTAATAATAGAAAAACCCTTATATCCACCTTCGGGATATCTATTTATTATTTCTTCAATATTTGCCCCAGTATTGTCTATCCCGAAATTAGATGTAAAATCGTGTCCAAGAATAGCAACAAAACAGGGATGTGTATTTGTAGATGTTTCTTCAGGTACATAATCCTGTAAGCTGATAAGATTGCCTGTGCTATTAAAAGGCACAGGATTAACTGGCAGAGTGTTCAAGATGGGATTATATTCAGAACCATCAGCCATTACATTCATCCCTATCGCATTTGCCCATTCATATAAATTAACATAAAAACGAGGTGTGCCGATACTGGAGTACCCCATCTAAAAAACCTCCTCTATGGAAAGGCTGATGTCATAAACACTAGGGGCAGATTGAGTAGCCTTTAAAGAATTGCTAACTCCCCTCACGATGGCGAATTGGTCAGGATTATTATTGGAACTATCAATTTGCAGGATGCAAGGCAAAGTCATTCCCAAAGTCCTCTGCCAAACCTGTGAGAAAAAATTATCATCTGTTAGAAGGTTGTATTGAAAATTTCCATCATCATCAAGATCACCACTATCTGTTCCATCTGTAATATCTTCTCTTATAAATGAAAGTGATTGATTAGAACCCCATAGGTCATCTGAACCCATATACGAAAATGTAAGTTGCCAAGTTCTACGACCCGATTTTGATAGTGCTGGGTTGCCATCACCAAGTTCCCATGCACCAAGATCACCCCATTTATTAGGGGTTATCATTGAATTTGACATAGAACTTCCATTATAGGTAGTAAATTCTTTTGTTAATCCATACTCTCGGCTCATAGTGAGGGAAAGATTAGGTGCATTTGGCATGGTATAAATAGAACCAATAGAAATCGCACCAATATGTTGACCAAATCCGATATAACCCAATAGATAAGATTCTTCAGTATCTTCAAATAAATATATAGAGAATCCATTATATGGTACTGAAGTTCCTTGAGAATCACTTCCATTAATATGTGATGTGATAGATGCAACACTTGCTGCATTATCCCAAGACGGAAACATAACACCACCATCATGCCCAAGATATGCTATATAGTTTATTGGTGCATATCTTGGAATAGATATGCCCTGATTCCAAGGTGGAGCATCAATCATATTTGAAGGATTTAAATGTATCAATGAAGTAGCACCAGAGGGAGGAGTATAAAGTCCTAAAGTATGAAGCCAAAGTCCATGATCTACATAAAAACGAGGAGAGCCACCTATGTTTTGGTAAGGCATTAGTACCTTCTCCTATTTCTTAAAACCCTTTTTCTTTTTCTGTTTCTAATAATAACATTATAAGGAACTAAACTTGGGTTTTTAGTTGGTTTATTATCAGCATAATATAAATCCTGTGAATCTTCAGTATGCTCTTTTCCTGTCATGGCATTATTATCAGCTAAATGAACGTGGAAATATCCCTGCCATAAGTTGCCATCTGATAAATATAAAGCACCATCATGCCCTGAAGTATGCTGATTGTTTAAATTTGGCTGTTTTAACAGGGTTTTAGCTACTTTCTTGCCTGATATATAGGTAGCAGATAAATCCTCGCTTTTAGTGGTCATATCTTCACTATTTCCTGTAAGCAGTTCTGAATAATCCATAACCCTGTGAATAGTGGTTGGCACTCTCTTGGCATTACTATCTGCTACAATTACAGATAATATTCTAAATTCTCCTGTATAATCAAATAGTTCATTCAAAGTTCCCTCACCAACAGGGAATATCATTATTCCATTCTTTTGATGGGAAATAACAAAGGAATTAGAAGTTTTATCCTCAATTTCTATTGCACCTCTGTAGCGAATCTCAACTCCTCTTATATCAGAGCCTTCTATTGTTGTGCTACCACCACCATAATACAGTTTAGCCATTTTTAATACTTCCTGCTAAAATACTATTTGCCAGAGTAGTAATATCTAAAACATTATATCCACCATCACCAGTTAAATCACATGGATACCCATCTTCAATATCTTTGCAATTACCTGATATAACACCATCAGATAAAGCCACAACATCTAAAACATTGATTTGCCCATTACCATCAACATCACCAACATTACTATATTTATTAAAAGTGTATATTATATTTCTATGCACATATTGGGTTTCAAGTTCTGATGTTGTTAAGATAAAAGTATAAATGTAATTTCTTGTTTGTAAATCTTTCAGCTTATTTACATTGAATATCATTACAGGAGTATTTTCTAAAAATATAAGTGTTTGTCTATTCCCATCGGTTGTTATATTAGCAGGATATTCATTTTGCCTGATATTTATCTTGGCCTTTGTAACAGTTTCTGTATCACTTTGAGTTCTAATAGATAAATTTGAAATAGAAAAATCACCATCTGTTAAATCTCTGTTGTAAATTTCTTCAAACTTACCAGAATTACCACCAATACTATATCCGTATATGTTAATCATTTAACGTAAATAGGTCTGTTGTTGTAGTTTCTGAAAATTTTATATTATATGTAGCACCACCTTCAAATGTAGTACCCCTATCCCATCCTTCAGTAAAATTCCAAGCCTGACCATTCCATTCTGCTGTTCCACGAATACTACCAGAAACACTAATAATATATGGTAGCAGATTTCTTATATATGTAATCCTGAATCCATCTAAGTCCATTGATGCAGTAACAAGATAAGGTGTATTGGCTTCAAATATTGTACCATCTTCCGTTTCAACTTCTTCTTCAACTTCTTCTTCAACTTCTTCTTCAACTTCTTCAACTTCTTCTTCAACTGGAGGTTCAACTTGCACATAAGTTAAATTGTGCATCTGAATACACTCAATTTCTACCCATTCTAACGTCTTGTTGGTGCTTGTTATTAAGAAATTCTCATAAAAATTTTGCCCATTGATTAATCCTAAACCAGTATAATCTATTCCATAAGGGGCAACCCCACCAAGAATAGCATCAAAATCCACCAAATCACCTATTTCCAAATTCATATACTTTAAACCAAGCCTGATTTTCAGCTTCAACTTTTGTTGGCAACTCCAGAGTAAAAACCAATCTGCAAATTTCTGTGCAGTATCTTCAAGTCTTATATATTTACCCTGTTCAGCATCTATCGTAAGGGTGGATTCAGGATGTATTTCTTCAAAAGTTATAGGGTCAGTATAATGATCAGTCAATCCATAGTAATCAAAACTGTAATCATCTAAAAGATCATCTATTTCAACTTCATAGCTTGAATTAAATTCTCCTCTTGCATAATCCCAGTTATATTTGAATATCACTTTAGTATAAACATCTTCTATTTTAGTTCTTGAAAAACTGAAATCAATTACATCTGATTCTTTTATTGTGTGATCTGCTATTCCACCATCTTCAGGAATAGTGTCAAACCTAAAATTCCCCATATTATCGAATCTGGGGATGAAAGGACTTGCAGAAGCAATATTCTCAATTAATTTCTTGGAATTAATCTTTTTATCTACTGTAAAAGCATATTTCCAATCAGAATATCCACTTGGCAGATCAATATTTGCATCAGAATCCAGTTCATTTTCTAATATATGTGCAATAGCGACTGGTGCAGTTGGAGGAGCATATATTGTAACATCATAATCGGGGAAACTTATAACGACTTCCTCCATCGCCCTGCCATTTACATTGGCATAGAAATCTTGATTAAGCATATCTGTTAGTTGCATCCAATGATCTACTTCAATATCTACAAAATCAATTACCCCAACCATTATACTTGCACCATAATCTATTCTCATATAACATAATAGTGTTTCTATATTTTCAACAGTTATAGGTGGATCACTTCCAGAAAATGAATTATAAGTATCAAAATCACCATAACCACTATCATCTGACAATGGATTTAATTGATTACCCTCCTCTGTCCATGTATTACCTGTTCCTGTTAATGATTCATCTGTAAAATCCCACACTTTATGATCACCCCACTTATCACCCCCGAACCTGACACTTATATCAACATCTAAACCAGTATTGCCACTTGAAATATGAGATTTATTGTAAAAACCAGCTTTAATATGAACCCTGACATATCCCACACTTGCCTTTAAATTTGAGCCTGTTGTAGTTGGAACTTTTATTTGACATCCAACAAGACTTGATTGACTTGCTCCTGATTGGGGATTAAGACCATCAGGAATATCAGTACCATCTAATAAACTTTCACCATTCCAAGAATCGTAGGCATCTCCCTCTCTAAATAATGTTCCATGTATTCTTTTAGCATCAGTCCATTCAGGGTCAAGCAATGTTGTATACCAATAATTAAGTACCCCTATTGATTGAGATGATTCTACCTGTAATGGTATAAAGGTTGTTGGAGTAATTGTTTCATAAGCAAGTATTTGATTATTGCTAATTGAATTGCCACCTATATCTCCCTCCTCCTGTGTCCCCTGATATGATGATGTTAATAATATTTTGTTTTGATTATCTATAATATATTGTGTAGATGAATAAAAATCTCTATCACTTTCAGGGAAATATATATCATTATGTTCAGATGGAACTTTTACGTATGTAGATTCTTTTGATAAAAACAATGGATTATCTGTATCAAATGATATTTCATCTGAACTATCAGCCTCTATTACCACATCTCCATATATTATCGTTTCATCTTCTACAGGTTCTGCACTACTGATAACACATGGACTTCTATCAACATGACCATAAACTATCGGTATAGCTTTACCAGCATCCTTCGTATTAGAATCAGATGGAATATAATTAGCTTCAAGTGGCAAATCCTTATGAAGTGTTGCCTGTGAACGATCTTCAACAGTTATCTTACAACTTGTATCATCGTGAGTATATCGCCTGACCTGACCCCGATATATCATTAAAGCACTATCATCTGCATCCTCAAAAGTGGCTGTTGATGGGGAAATCCAATATACTTCAACAGGCTCATTGATTAAAGAACCCTCAACTCTTTCTGAAAACCTCTGTCCTTCATAGGGGAAATTGCTAATAGTAATTGAGATATTAGAAATCTTATAATTTCTCTTTTCAATATCAATACTTTCTTTTAAACTTGGATTAGATATTAGAAGTGGCAATATAACTTCACCATCATAAGTCAGAGAATTAGTGGATATGTAAATATCCCCAATCTTAACAATAGGAACAAGAGCAGTATCCCTGCCCTGAATATCGTTCTCGAATGAAGGTGGTAAATTAAGCATTAACTTGTTGCAAGAGTTTCACCTCTCCTGATTGCTTCATTTATAGCAGGTATAATTGTATCTACAACAGTATCATCTACAAGTGGTGCAGATATGTTCAGGGTGATGTTATTGCCTCCACCTTGTGGACCATCAATGTTTGGCCCTTCTAGGGGAGTGATTGATACTTGTTCTCTTCCTGCTTCACCAGCCAGGATCATTGTGGGCTGAGAAACAACCTCGTTCATACCAGTTGCTGCTGTTTTAAATTCACCTATTGATTTACTAATAGACATAACATTAGCAAATGCCTGTACTCCAACTGCTGTTGCTGTTAATACATTTGTCGGAAATGGTAACAATGGATCTGCCATAATTTTATTAATGGTTCTGTAAGCATCAATAGTTGCAGCAGTCTGTTGTAGCCTTGCTGCTATTTTAGCACCACCTGCAAATTGTTTAAATGCCGATGCACTTACATTCATAAGATTTGTTTGAGCTTTTTGTTCATTGTCTGCCTGTTTCACCCTTGCTTTAGATACTATATCAGATATATCTAATTCTTTTTCTTTAATTTTTATAAAACTGCCATAATATTCTTGTTTTTTATTATAAGCTGCAACACAAGTTTTAAGGTTTTCTAAAGAAATAGTGTTAAGACTCGTTATTGAACTATCTTTTGATGCAACTCCAATAGGATGGACTATGTATACTGCTGCATTAGCATCTGGAATGGCTAATGTTAT